CATCATTTAAATTTTGCGGAATTCTTAAAAAAGTACCGGGAGGAACTTGAAGCGGCCAGCCGATACCAGATGCCGCGGCAATTATCCACCAATAACTTGCATCTCCGTAAAACTTACCAGCAATAACGTCTAATCTTTCACCTTCAGTTAAAGTATAAGTTTGAAAAGAAATTGAATTATTTTCTACAGCATTATAAATGTTTGCACTTAATCTGTTTGTTCCATAAATTGTTTTACCATTAAAGGTAATTTTTTTTGAAAATGAGTATCTTGAAAGTCCCATATTTATTCTCCAGATTTTTTGTCTTTTCTTGCCGACTCGTACCTAAATCTGCTCATAGCAGCTCCATCTGAATAAGGATCGCCGGCGACATGTTTCATTATTTCACCAACATTATAAAGAGGTGCACGATTATATCCGCTATGATCCATTCCAGGTGGAATATCATGTATGACTGCCAGATTAAAAGTAATCTTTACACCTTTTGGAGCACGTGCATTATGATCGATTTCCCATGTAAAAGTATCTCCATTCCCCCAGTCAAATGTTAATCCTCCTAAAGTTCCTGCTAAACCTCTTCCTGCTGTTGTTTCATAAGCACGTGTAAATGGATTTTCTTTTGGTTCCATAAACATTACTTCGTCTTTCTTATAAAGATTTTTTGCTAAATCTGCTAATCCTGGAGTTGCACCATATTTAGCATTGTTTTCTTGAAGTATGTCAACACCTTCGTCAGCAAAAGATTCTATTCCTTCTGCTGCAAAAAATAAATTACCGACACCAGATGCTCTAAATAAATAATCAGGACTAAAATATAAATCTGAAAATTGAAGAAATATTTCTTCTCCATCTAAATCAGAATTTGAATCTGATATTAGAGCTTTGAATATTTTTTGGTTTTCTCCAGATGTATTACTATCTTCTAAAATTTTAATTGTTGTATTTTTTGAAAGATAAATTATTCTTTGATCTGGTGTCCTATATCCTTGATTTGTATTTGCTTTCACCATTGGCTTTTGAAAAGTCGACCCAATTAAATCTAAAGCATCAGATACTCCTGACGATTCCAAAGCGGCATTTACAATATCAGCCGCATTACCGATACCCAATAAATTTACCTCGTTTAAATTGTCAATACTTAGATTAGGTGTACTTATTTTATTAATCACTGCTGTCATCAAAAGTGGATTAACAAATCCATTGTGTAATAATGTTAACAATGTTTCCTGAGCAGCTGACAATGTTTTCTGAGCAGCTGCTCCAAGGTTAAAATTTAAAACTGATAATTGATCCAATGCAGTGTCTTGAACATTTCCTATATTTAAATATTGTGCTGGAGAACCAAAAGCCAATGTTAGGGTTTTAATTGCAGCTTCTTGGATTGCATCAAAATTAATCGGTGTATTATCTTCAACAAAATCTAATCCTTGTGATAATAAAGATTGACCTTGAGGTTTTGTTGTAATATTTGAATCACCAATGCCAAATATTCTTGACAAATTAAACCTAGAATAGTTTGATTTAACAACATCACCTACTCTTAATCTTACCAATGGTGATGCTCCAATAACTTGACTAAATGGTTGAATAAAAACATTATCGCCACCATTAGAAACTTTTGTACCTTGTGTCCATTGCGGATATACTAATGTTGTTAATTTATTAATTTTATACCACATTAAATCAAAATCTTCTCTTGAAGTCGCCATTAAAGTAAAAGAAACCGTGATTGATCTTTTTGTATCAGAGTATATCTGTACTGGATCCATTCGTCCATAACCTTGAGTAGAGTTAAAGTTTGGTGTAATAGTATCAGATAAAGATGATAAAAAAGCATGAAAAGATATGATTTCATTAGTTCTTAAATCTTGTATATAAAAAGGAACATATTCAGCGTCTAGACGATCTTCTATTTCTTTAACTACTTCATTTGGTATTCTTGAGCCGGCTCCGTCATTATTCACAGACAAATATGTATTTTCATAAAGTCCAGAACCTAACATGGATTTAACAGGATTAGGAGAATTATTTCCTTGTGATAACTTTGCACTAGCTCTTACTATATTCAAAGGTAATATATAGGAATTAATTGTTTCGTTTTGATTCCATGCAACCTGTGTTATTGTTCTCCCGTTACGTTTTCTATGTTTTCCAGGGCGATTACCGGCAGCATCACTTAAACTATCTACATTTCTAATAGATTGTTTGACGCTTAAGTCTTTATTACCACCAGAAGCCATTAGTGCTCGATCACCAATTGTAGCAAGTACATTTAAAAATTTAATAAGGTTGTTATCTTTTAAAGTATTTAAAATTCCAATAACAGATGATGCAATATTCTCAGGTTGATTCAAAGTTCTTTCATTAATTAAATCTATCATTTTTTCATATGACTTAATTGCTGATAAACAAATTGCTAATAACTGACCTGGAGACTGTTTAAATACGATACTATCTAAATTTTCTGATTCTAGATTACCAAACATTACTTCAATTCCTGCATCTATACAATTTGTATAATCATGTTTTGTTGCAGTAATTAATGATTTTCTAATTAAATCTAAATTGGCTGACAGAACCCCTCTTGAACTTCCTAAAAAATAAGGTCCAGTAGTTGTTTTTGATTGAGTTAAATTGGCAAAACTCGGATTAGTTTTGTCTGGCGTTGTTGTTATTGAAGCTTTAATTTCTTCATAAAATTCTTTTGCAATATTAATCACAGATTTGCATGCAATTGAAGCTTTAATCATAAGAATTTTTCTATTTTTGCCGTCAAAATGTACAGAATCATTGTAAACTGAACCAAAAGTTTTTGAATTGTTTCCTTCTTCTTGACCTAAAATTTCAGGATCTTCATTGAAAGGACGACCAGAACTATTTTTCGGTGCACTTTCTGCGTTTAAAGCTCTTACACTTTTAAAGTCTCTTTTGACAAATCTATTATTTAAAATAAAGTCTGGCAAAACTGTCTGATTTCCAATATCACCATAACCATCAGAACCTTCCAGTTTTTCAGGATCGATGCTTTCTCCAGGAATTTGTCCTGTATCATAACCAGAAGATTTATATAACATACTTAATCCTACTTTTTTAAGCATGTCAATATCATATTTTAATTCTCTTTTATCAAAAGTACCAAACTTATTTTGAATTAAATGACTACCACTTTCAGATTCACCTTCAAAATCTGCTTCATTTATACCACGAGGAGCAAAAGCAGTACCGGTTTTAACACTAGCGAAACGATTATTCTGTTTCAAGACAGTATCAACTGAATTTAAAACTATATTATCACTGTTATTAGGAATTAAAGTTTCACCAGAGTCATTTAAATCACTCCCAGGTATATTCTTAAGTAAATTGTGATTTGTTTTTTCCTTTGATGTTTTATCGACAATCTCTGATAAATTTTGAAAATACTTTGAATTAGAATAACTACTTAACCTCTCTTCTAATACGCTATTATTATCTGTAAAAGTTTCTGCACCATGATCTGATGATAAACTATCGCCTCTTTTTTGTGCAATTCCTTGTGTAATTCCTTTGTTGATAGAATATTCATTTCTATCTGTTATAAAATTCACATAATCGTTAAGTAAACTTTCTTCTTTTTCAAAATTTAATAATTCTTTCCCAGTATTTGGGTCTGCGCCTAAGTCAGATAATCCTCTTTCTAATAATGAGTCTGTATCGTTGGGGTCTCCTGATGCAGGATTAACTTGATAAGATATTTTATCAGAAGATAAATTTAGTTTATTGAGAAAGTTTTTTAATGTTTCTCTAGTTGTCATCTTTATCCTCTCTCTCTATTAAATATTTAAAAGCTTTTCCTAAGTTTACAATAAAATTTTTATCTTTTTTAGAATTAATCTCTATTAGCTTTTGATCGATTAATTTGATAAATTCATCAAGTTCTTTTAATTCAGAATCTGTCATATCACTATTTTTTGTAAAGTTTTTTAAAGATTTATAAGATTCATCTAATAACTTACTCATTCTATCCCTCTGTCACAAATTTAATTCCAGCAATATTTTCTATATCAGGAGACCGATCAAGTATTGCTTCACCTACTTTTTTGCCATCAATATTTAATACAATTTCTTTTCCCTTACCTAACATTTCCAACAAACTAGTCTGATTATCACTTAACTTACCTGTGGTTTCATTAATAATTTTTATATTTTCTGTCAATTGTTCAATTGCAGCTCCATACTTTTCTATATCTTGTTTTTTAACCTCTTCTAAAGCTGTTAAAACTCTATCAATATTATTTTGCAACATCATTGGTTTTGTCTTTATGTCTTTAATAGCCTTAACACCTTTTAAAACTGTTAATGGATCAATACCCATATCACCTAAACCATCTGTCATTCCTTTTGCTGACATTTCGCCGGCTACTTTAAATACGTCATAAAAACCAGGCCCTAAATACTTTCCTGTTTCATCTACTACTTTTTGAAATAAAGGTGGTAATGAACTTGGCTGTAATTCTACTGACCCTTCTTTCATGCCGGAAACTGCTGATTCACCTCCACCTTTAAATACGTCGAACATTGGCTGCATTAAATCTGTACCTATGGACTCAATTCCTTTAATAATTCCACCTTTGTCGATAATTTTTTCTGTTACGTCTTTTAAAACTGTTGACGAGCTTTTCATGGCACCAGCAATACTTTTATTTATGGACTCAGCTATTTCAGGAACATCTAAAGCTATTAAAGCATTTTTTCTAAAATCAACCATGTTTTCTATAGTTTCAGTAGAAAATTTTCTATTTCTGTCCATTTCTCTTTTTCTTGCAGCATCCATTAGCTCTTGTGATGATTTAATAGAATTATCCAGTGCTTTTTTCTGTTCTTTAATCACCTCCATAGCACCTTTTTCAGTCGTTAAACCTTCTTCAGTTGCTTCTTTCATAATCTGATCTAATTGTTCTTTTGAAGATATATCTCTTTCACGATCAATTAACATCGCGAATTCATTTCTTTGCATTCCCATAGATTCAGCAATTGCGCGTTGCTCAGCATTAGTCATATCAAGAAATTGATCTTTGTCAAATCCAGACTCGAGAAAGCTACCCCTTAATACTCTTAAAAATTCATCTTGATCTTCACTAGCAAGATATGCCATTTCTTGTGCATCAAATTGTACAGCGCCTCCTGTCAATTGAGATATGTCTCCCATTGCACTAGCAGCTGTATCAAAATCTTGAAATTTTTGAGTCAAACCTTCAAAAGTCTCGAATTTCATTCCTAATTGTTGTATTTGAACTGATATTCTTGTTGCTTCTTCTTCTGTGACATGACCAAATTGTTGAATATTTTCCATTACACGCGTTGTAGAGTCCTGAATTAATTTTAGAGACAAACCAGTTTCTTCTGACATTTTTTTAGAAAAGCCAGCAACCTTAAACATTGCATTGTTAGTTGCCTCACCTGTTCTGACTAACTCGTTTTCCATGATTTGAGCTATTCGCTTGGCGCCAATACCTGTATTTCTATTAATTAAAGCTAGCTCCATTCTTGAAAATTCATCCATATCATTAATGGCTTGCGCATTTTGCGTTACTAATTCATTCAATACTTCGTTCTGGACTTTAGCGGCCGCTTCTCCACTTTTAAAGTATTTTGTTATAAAATCGGTTCCTACTTCACCCATACGAGCTTCTTGTTCAGCAGTTATTTCAACACCTGCATTTTTTTGCAATTTTATAAATTCATCAGTAGAAGTACCGTATGCATCGATCATTTGATCATATCTTTCAACATACTGTTTCATTGTTGTTGCTGATGATTCTGCTAATTTTGAATGATCTAAGTACCCGCCAATTGATTCATTAATCATTTCATAGTTTTTAGCGTGACCCATAAACATATCATTGATACCCTTGAGATATGTGTCAGTTGCTGTTTCCATTTTACCTGCAAGACCTGAAAAATAAGTTGCACTTAATGCTAAACTTTCTTGGTCAGTTCTTCCAGATCTAACATTACCACCGGTAAAAGCACTAGAAGGGTCTGAAGTATTTACGTTATTGAAAGATTGTTGCCTGCCCATCATCGCGGTAACTAATTTGTCAATTGACTCAGATGATAAATTAACGTCAGGTGAAGACATATCTTAAAACCTCTTGATAAATACAAATAATATATTACTAAATATCATTTGAGAATTTTTTATTTAATAATGATTCGTATTGGCGCAAGTTGCTTATATTGTCATTATTTACATCTTGATTAACGTCGCTGCCGCCAGATCTTTTTTCATTTATCTCTTTTAATTCTTTTACATATCTATCAATAAACCATTTCCGATATGCTACGTTTAAACATCTTGCGTCTCTATAATTAAAACCAAGATGCTTAACTAAAATATAAATTTGTTCAAGTTGTAATTCTTTAAAACTACTATCTAGGCCAAAAAAAATTAGAATTAATTGGAAGATTAAATTCGTTTTTATGACCGCAATAACTACAAGTGCACTCTTGCTTCATGTTAATGCCTGGCGCATTTTCATTGATATATTTTCTCAAAGACTTTGAATCAAATGCTGGCATGTTTTTAACAAAGTGAACAATTTTGTTTTTGTCTTTAATACCATCAATAGATACAATTGATTCTTCTAAAAATGAAGTTACGTTATTGGTTCTTAAACCTTGTGAGTGTTTTTCAATAAAATCAACTTTTGCCTGCCTATTTTTATCATCATTTGCGTTTAAATACTTAAAAATAACTTGCTTTTTCATCACAGGCAAATCGAAACTAAACTCATTTTTCCCTATTTCAATAGGTGAAATATTAAGTCTTTTAATTTCCAATGTAGATAAATCAACATCAACTTCATTTAATTTACTGCAGTTTTCACAATTAATATTGATCGGATAATGTGTACCATATCCTGTTACGCGTATTGATATCATTAAAGCATTTCTATCACCTGCTATTAATTCATTTACATCAATTGATTTATCAATTAAACATGACTTAATTAAATGAATAATTGTACTGCCATCTTTGGCTAAAGCAGGAGACATAAGAATATCTTCTTCTTGCGCAGTCATTGCTTTTATTTGAAGAGTTTCTTTACCATGCAAAATAGAATTAGGTGAATATATAACTCCCTTCGAAGGTAAAGGAACAGACTCAACCGGTACTTCCCATCCAAAATCATCTTTCATGATATTGTTTTTCATTACATGTTGTGCTACTTTTGTGTTTAGAACATCTGACGACATTAATTCTCCATAAAAAAAATTCCATACTAATTGTATGGAATTACATATTGTCTGTAAAATATTTTAAAAATTATTTTAGAACTGCAATACACAATTGTCAAATTCAATTGTCAAAGATATCTCCATTGGAGTTTCACCACCCGTATAGGAGAGCTGATTAAAATTAGCATTAGACAAAAATGCACCTTTAATATCCCATAATTCTATGACTGTTCCTACCGGATCAAGCATTTTTATCTGTATGTCTCTTTTGTAAAAGTCAACATAACCTGCACGCCCTGAAACAGATTCATAATGTGTTCTTACCCATTCCATTACTTGCTGTGCACCAGATGGAGCAATTGGATCATGAAGTGTAACAGACATATTACCAAACGTTACTCTTCCGCCAATTTTTCTATAGCTGTTAATATACTTAATTTCTTCTTGAGCTAAAGTAATACTAGGTCTAGCTGCGGTTTTAATTAAAAAGCTGTCAATTCCTTCAATTGCAAGAACCCATCGATACTGTCTTTTTGGTTCGAATTTATTGGGAAGTAAGTCTGTTACTGAAAGCGTTTCTGCCATTTCTATCTCCTTATCAGTTTATAAATATATATATCTTATTTTAAATTTCTGCACCAGAATTTGTAACAACAAAATCTAAAGCAACAAACTCAACTGTTCTTGTAGGTTGAAGATATATTTTGCCTCTTATTGTATTATTTTCAATATCAGCTTGTGTTGTTGTAGTAGAATCAATTACCACCTTATATCTTGAAACACCATTTCTTTCTTGAACATTTTGAAGAACCGGCTCAACTAAAGCACTAAATTTACTCAATGTTGATTCTCTATTCGGTTCAAACAAGAGAGAATTAGCAATAGTTCTAATTGATCTTCTAACACTTATAAGTAATCTTCTAACATTAACTCTGTCCAATGCAGAATCATTCGAGAGTAATGTTTTTTGTCCCCATATAATAACATTAGTACCGGGAAAAGAAGTAATCGGATTAATATCTGCATCATACAAATTATCAAGGTTTGATCGATTTAATTTAACCGATGTTGTTTCCACAGCATTTAAAGCACCTCTACTTTTTCCAGCGGGGGCGTTCCATGGCGCTGATACTTTGTCATTGAATGAATAACCTCCTAATACTGCGACTGACGGAGGAACACTTACAAATGTATTTGTACCAGGATCTGTTATGGTAACGTCAGGGAAATATGCAGCTGCAAAAGATGTATTAAGATTTCTATCTTTAAAGCTGTTAATTGTATTTTTAACGTGAGGTGTTTGAACTGAAGATGTAATCACAGAGTTAACCTGATCTCTTTCTTCAATGTCAATTAAGTATAAACAATCAAATCTATTTTCAACAGCTGAAATTGCATAATCTGTAATAACAGAATTTCTAATTCCTGGTATTGCTAATAATTGAATATTTGTATCTGAAGTTGAACCCATAATATCAACTGCTTTTCTATATGCTGCAATTGTAGGTCCTGAAGTTCCACCTTGATTTGCTGAATCATCAATTTCATATTTAGCTGCATTATTTGATAAGTTAGCTTTTTCTTGATTGAATATATTAACTCCATCAAAACCACCTTGTGCAAAGAATGTAAACTTAGCAAACTTTCTATTTGCTACTACGTCTAAATCTTCTACCTTGAATGCACGAGTTTTATTAGCAGCATTGACAGCGATCACACCATTTCTTACATAAGAAGCACTAACCCAATATTCAGAATCAGCAGCTGTTTGTGTTGCATCTGAATTAGAACCGGTTCTAACTTGAATATTTTCCAAACTAAACTTATTGTAATTAAATAAGTCTGCGTCTAAAACAGAACCGTTAACATTAGCAGCGCCTTCATTATCACCTACAAAAACTGCAGTTGTATCTTTTCGATGCGTTGGAAAATGTACCTGATAATTTTGTGTGACGGGAGTTAAAGAAGCTAATGCGTCATTAGTTGTAATTAAGTTAGGTTGTGTTGCATTAATTTTTAATGTTGATTGAGCACCCCAGAAAAGATTTGAATTAACCTTTTTGTTGATTCCGGTACCTAAAGTTATATTTTCTCGATAAGGTACAGGAGGCTCAATAATTCTTTGTAATAGATCAGTTGAAGAATAAAGACCATCAGATTCACCAGACAATAAAGAACCTGACGTTACTAAGTGTTTTGGTCCTCGATAACCAACAGGTAAAGATTCATCAGGAATATTTCTATTAGCAACGTCTGGGTGAATTTGTACTCTTATGTATCTAGAAAGAACTGGATGTGTTCCTTCAACAACGATTTTTTGAGAATCTAAAGAAGTATCAAAATCAAATTTTGCGTATTGATCACCAATTCTTCTACCGATGTAATTAACTGAATCCGGATTTAGATCTAATCCTCTAAATGATTCTAAAACTACTTGTTCGTCATCATTATCTCCGCCTTTTCTGACCAAGAGATCAAATTTACCAAATTTATTAACATTTGAAGTTGATCTAACAATATTTGTAATTGAAAATTTAAAATCATCAGCAAATCCTGCACCTGCACTTAAAGCAACAATTTTAAATAGATTATAAGGACGATTACCGAATTTCTGTGATAATACATATGGAGTTTCAGCATGAGAGAATCTATCTTGAAAATCTTCATAATCAGGTATGCTTCCATCTGTTGCTGCAGCTCTTCCTAAAGAAGATGACAACAAAAATGCGATATCTTCATGATTACCAAGCGCTGATCCTTTTGAAAAATGCCCTGCAGTAACGACTCCTGATCCTGTAATCGTTGCAACATTACCATGAAGTGGATAGTGATTATAAAGTAAATGTCCTGCTTCTTCAAGTTTTAAAGGATCAGTATTTAAAACACGTGTTAGATAGTTAGGTGCAATAGGATCAAAAGATGCAGTCAAAACATTAGGATATGCTGACGTATTTTTATGACCATTTAAAAGCATGACAAATTCTTCTTTTCCAGATCTTAAATCAATAGACCCGGTTAAAGAACCTTCTCTTCCCATGAGGACGCCAGCCGCAGATGCTGCTGTATCTGAAGTACCTGGTGCATCAGAACCATTTGCTGCTGAATTTCCACTAAGATGAAGAATAACGCCGCTTGGAGCAAGAAGAACACCACGAAGAATAGGAGCAGCTGCATTAGATCCGGCTGTTTGTATTCCAGCATCTGAAAATATTGTTGAACCATTTGATTCTGACATAAAGCAGCCTAAGAAGTAAGTTCTGCCTTTTACTGCTCCTGCACCTGAATTTGCATAAGGGTTGTCTTGAAGCAACCCGTTATTTTGTACGTTTCTGTCTCCTACGAAGTATCCTGCATTTGTTACGATACCTGTTGTGGTATTTCTTTGTTGACCATTTCCTGCGCCTAAAACTCTAACGAAAGTGGCAGAACCTGCATTTTTAAGCCATTCATTAACTGCTAAAGGGCCAAATTTAGCACCGTCAGTTGCACCAAAAAGAGTTGTAAAATCATTAAAGTTTCCAACAGTTATGGGTACAAAAGCAGGTCCTTGATTAGCTGTTCCAATTACACCTGCAGGTACTCCAGAAGGTGAGGAAACAGAAGGTTGGGATAAATCTATTTCTCTTGTGCTAACGCCTGCTGATTTAAATGTTAACTCTGCCATTTATTATCTCCATGATTCATATTCATAATTATATCTATTCAAAACTTACACCTGAATTTGTTATAATAAAGTCTAGTGCAATGAACTCAACCGCTCTTGTTGGAACCAAAACAATTCTTCCGTTTAGTTTATTTTGCTCAATATCAGCCTGAGTATTATTTGTATCATTCATTATAACTCTAAATTGTTCAATTCCTTGCTGGGACTGAATTAATGCAAGTTGTGGTGTCACCACCGATACAAAGCCATCTCTAGTAGCTTTTACATTTTGTTCGAAAATAATATTGTTTGCTGCATTTGAAACAATTCTCTTGACTTCCAATAACATTCTTCTTACATTAACTCGATCTAATGCTGATCTGCTTTTTTGTAGTGTTTTTTGTCCAAAAATTACAAAGTCATTAATATTGAAATTAGCAATTGGATTAATTCTAGATTCATAAAGTAAATTACGATCCTCAGTATTTAATCTTACTTTTGTATTAATAACGTTTTCTAAGCCACCTCGATTAAAACCAGCTGGTGCAAACCAAGGAAATGAAACTGCATCATTATATCCTAAAGCGCCTAACGCCGCAATAGAAGCAGGTAAATTAACTGTACCTCCATCTTCTTGTGCATATAGTTTAATAATGTCAGGAAAATATGTTGCAACATAGTTGTTATCAATATTTCTTCCTTCAAATTGCTCAATCGTCTTTCTAACGCTAGGTCTATTTGTAGAATCATCATAAAGACGACTAGTACTAGAATCATAGTTTGCAATATCCATTAAATAAATTGCTTTGCTATACTCTTTAACTTTGTCAATTGCATAATCTGTTACGTTTGAGTCTCTAATACCTGGAACAGATACAATATTAACTCTTGATTCTAATTCATCAGTTATTATTTTAATACCTGCACGATACGAGTTAACTGCGTTATTCTCAGTGCCAGCGCCAGGTGAAGAAACAGATTTTAAATTTTGATATCCTAATGCGTCTCCAGCTGCTTTTCCTCCTGCATCTTGTGAACTTGCTTTATCATTGATATAACGTTGGTCTTTATCAAGAATATTCACACCATCAAAACCACCAAAAAGAATATTTGTAAACTTAAGGTAATTAGTGAATTGATTAAACTTAGTAGCTGAATTACTAGCTGCTAGAGATGCGAGAGTTAAACGACGTGTGTATGTTCCTTTATCATTAATGGTATAATTAGGAGATACAATAGACGCATTTCTGATGTAAGCAGCTTCTCTGATGTGTGAGTCTATAGTTCCTGTAATTTCAGTTGAAATAGCAGTTTCAAGAGTATCGGTTGCATCGCTTTGATTATTTAAAGCAACTTTTGCTAATGTAAACTTATTATTGTGAAATTCATCTGCTGCCGAACCAGTGACTAAAGCATCTAGTTTTGCAATCCCTAACATTTTACTATAGGAATCGATCAGTTCGTTTCTTAAATCTGATGCCGCATTTGATCTTAATAAAGGATCTGTCGTTTTGCTTAATACAGGAACTCGCGAATTTTTAATACCCCAATAAATTCTGGAATCAGCTAATTCCAAGTCGCCAGGGAAACCTGTAAATGTAGATGTAGAATTAGCTTTATTTCTTGTTGCTTTAAATGTAAATGGAACTGGAGGTACAATTGCATATTCTAAAAAGTTATTACTCATTGTTCCAGCTGCAAAACTTAATCTTTTTTGATCTGCGCCTAAAGCTAAAGTTGTTGTAGAATCAGTTAATGTATCAGACGTTTTTAATGCAGGCAATCCTCTGAATCCGAAAGGTATTGCATCTTGAGGAATTTTTGCATCTTCAACATCAGCTGACATGATAATTCTTACATAATTTGATTGATTGCGTCTTTTTCCTGATACATTAATTCTTTGCTCAGACTCAGACTCAGCATCAAAATTGTAGTATTCTTTAAGATCACCAATTTTGTTAGCAATATAGTTTTCATCACCAGGATTTAAGGTACATTGAGGATATCTTTCTAATACAACAGGATCTAAATCTGAATCATAATAATCTCTTACTTCAACTGTAAAGCTTCCGTATGGATCATTTGAGTCTGTTGATCTTTTTATATTTGATATCGATATTTTAACTCTTTGATTTCCTGCTTCGCCATCGTCTAAAGCTTCGAAATAAAATAAATCATATTCTTTATCACCATAAGGTTGAGATATAAAATATGTCGACTTAGCAGTTTGATATCTTGTATTAAAGGAACCAAATATTTCTCTAAAGTATAATGACGTATCTCCAGAAGTTGATGATGTATTTTGAGATCCGGATACCACAGCAACAACATCATTTGTGCCGTCTTTTTTAATTTTAGCAATTTCAGATTCCATTGGGAAATCTGCATAAAGAAGATGTTGTTCGTCTTGAAAACGGTCTGGATTCTTGTTAAATATTTTACCAACATAATGTACACTGTTAGGATCTAAAGAAGCAGTGTAAATTCGAATACCAGCTTTACCTTCATCGTTACCAAATGTAGTCCCTAATGCAGATGAAAGAACTAATTTGAACATACCTTCTTCAGGGGTCCCGTCATAAGATCTAATATGTGCGGAATCATTTGCAGTTTTTCCTCCCGCAGGATAAAACTCATTTTCATCCATTACTTCTAATCTAGCACCGGATGCTAATAAAAACATCGAACGAATTAATTGAACGTCAGTTTGACTTTTTGATTGATTATCAGTAAAGATAGGATAACCAGCTGCTTCAGCTGAATCAACTTGATGAATACCAGCAAGAAATTGTACAGCACCAACATCTCTTACTTCTCCGCTTGGAGCAACTGTAGGTAATGACCCGCTTAATCGAAAACCTGCATTTTTTACTGTTCCTTTTGCCGCTGTATTTTGTATATCTGTAATTGTTAAATTTGCACCTGCACCTAATACTCTAACATAAGTCAGTGCACTTTGGTTTTTTAAGAATGCTTCTGCAGCATAAGGACCAAATCTTTCTGCTGATAATTTTCCGAACTTATTTTTAAACTCATTTATAGACCCAACTGTTTTTGGAACAAATGCTGGTCCTTTCTCAGCGGTTCCTACAACACCAGCTGGAGTCCCAGAAACACTAGTTGTTCTCTCAGTTAAGTCTATTTCTCTTTCAAATACTCCGGGGGATCTAAAGGTTCTCTCTGCCATATTAAAAACTCCTAAAATTCATATTATAACTATCAACTAAAAAACGAAAAGACTATTCATATTGTCTATCTATTTCCTTTATTACTAAAGGGGAAATAACAGACTCACCTGTTCTCCTATTGTTAGATATAACTTTTGATAATTTTCTTTCCTTGTCTCCAGTAAAAGGATTTTCAACAAAATATTCAACAGATTCCGATGATTCTCCTTTAACTGGCCCTTTTAACTCATTAATATTTTTGATGTCGCTTAAAATAAATTTATTTTTATCTTCTCTATTTTGAACATTAACAATATTGCTTTCTTTTGAAAACTCTTTATAACCAAAATCTATCTTAGGAGCTGAAAAATAAGACCTAAGATTATTTGGTACTCCTTTTATAGATTTAGGATTTAGCATATAACCATTAACTGTTATTTGAGTTTTATACTTGATTATTCTTTCTTCACCTGCAAAAGAACTAAAATTAGAGTCTAAAACAATATTATCGGAAAAGAAAGCAACCATTTCAAAACCATCATCAGTTTTAATAGGTATCTCATGTCCTTGCCCGCGATAGTTAATAAAAATATTTTGAATAACTTGATTCATTTGAGTCATATATTGACACCAAAAAGTAACGTCATATTGAATTGCTACAAATTTAGGATAAGGTATTTCAATAATTTCAAATATGTTATCACCAAGATTATCTTCTAAATTTATATTCTTTTGTATATAACCATTTGCTTTATTTCTTCTAGACGCCACTGTACCAGGTTTTGCTGTAAATCCAGGATAAATTAAACTGCCTCCAAAATTTTTCTTTGCAGACACATTATCTTGATTTTTTAATCCTGCTTTATTAATAATATTTTGATAATTTCTATCGCTTTTTGCCAATTTTCTTTTAATATAATAACCTGGCTGATCACCGAATGCAATTGCTGTTCCTTTTCCGTGCTGATTATGTGAAGTATCAATCGTACCTCTTTCAACAGCAATAATAGGAAGAATAATTGCATCATTTCTATCTCTAATCGGATCTTTTCTTCTTGTTAATGCAAATCTTTCACCAGATGAAAAAATAACAGGTATCTTTTTTGATTTTCCACTTTGTTCTACTTCAAATCTAAGTTGCTTGTCGAATAAATTAAAAACAGCGCGATCAATATCTTCGATTTCAATTGATGGAAAATCAAAACCGTCAGGTGTGTTAGTTCCATCAAAGTTAGTAAACGTTTGTTCACCTTTTTTTGTCATTATTCATCTCCATAAAAAGAAGAAGCGCCTCTTGAAGTATCATCACCTTTCTCAGAAACTTCTTTTGGTCCTGATATTGGAGCTTCTAAAACACCATTCTTTTGTAAATCTCTAACATCTGCTGTTTCACCTAATCTATTATTTTCAAATCCTCTTTGTTGGACAAATGTATCTTGAATAGCATCATCATCTGAGTAAGTATCTGATGTAGGTCCAAATACCTTTGATAAGAATTGTCCTTTTCTTGACTGTTTTCCTGTTATTGTAATAAATCTACCGTGTTCTATTTGCCCCATAATAACTTCAGATGCCGGTGCTTGAATTACTTCGAAAAATACTGACCCATATGAGAAAAAGTCTCCTTCTAATATTTCAATATTTTTATCTAATAAATCTTTGGACTGAATATATGCTTCTACCGTGAAGTATTTTTCAAAACCGAATTGATTTGCTCTAATTTCAGGAGCTGTGTATTTTACTAGGCATTCTATTTCTATTGGGCTGTCAAATATTTTTTCTGGTGATTCTTCATAAATGTCATGAACATTTGATTTGATTTCACTAATTGGGAAATAATATATTTTTTGGCCAATAACATCTTTAACGACTTCTTTCGCAACATCATTGATAAAATTTATTTCTCTTTGTGTAATAAAAAGTCTTCCCATTTTTATTTCCTTTATTTAATTGTGATTGCATAACCATTTGGAACAGGAACATATCTCAACTGTTTTTGAACGTTTTCTGCTCTAGTTGCTTGCAACTCAGCTAACTTATCATAAGTCATTGTATCTAACATTTCTTTTAAAGTCGTTACTAATTTTTCCTTATCTGACCTACCGTTAGATATCATATCACTGCTATTTAACGTAACAGAATCACCAGGAACCGGGATGCTTCCAAATTTACCTCTAATATATCCTAATAGTTCCATTGATATTGCTAATGTATATTGTCTAATCCATTGACGTCCTATTGAATTAATATTAGAATAAGGAATATTGCCAAACGGAATATTGCTCATATTTGACACACCATAAATTGATGGGTCTGAATATGCAGGGGAATTAGGATCTGGATATTGTCTAACATTTACCCATAATTGTTTTGTATCTGTTGTGGGAATTGGAAATATTCTAATTTTAGTTCCTGACACCTTATAACTATAATTTGATCTTCTTACTCTATTTGAAAGGTCTAGCTGACCTGCACGTAAAATATCTTCAAAGACAGGGAGTACATAAAATATAGTTTCAGGAGTAAATGATTCAAAACTGAATTCATTGTTTAGATAGTTTATTGCTGATGTAGTGTCAAAAAATCTATATGCAGCTTGAGGATTATAATGAAATACTTCAACAACCCTAAGTTTTCCTTTTGTGTTGTCAAACAAAGCAGTACCTGAGGCATCTTTTAGTTCTGTGTAAAGATCATAGTCCTGTCGGCCGCTCTCGAGGGTGATGGATCCACTCGAAAAATTGTAAGATCCTCCGATACCAGCCTCCATTGCGTAAGGTTCGGCGAACCGTGTTAAATATTCTAAGTTTTCTCGTGGAAATTTATTTTCACTTCCACTTAATGCACTCCCTGTGGGAAAACCTAAATAATTAACCAGTTGAGATTTGGCCTGATACTGATTCAATATAGAACTGTATTCTAATACAGCTTCTTCAAAATTTGCAAATATTTGTTTTTTTGTTAATTCTACTGATAATATGTCATCACCTAACCTTCTTTTGACAAAGGTATACATGTTATCAGCATCACCTTGAAAGTCTGATTCGTTATCGTAGACTCCAAAAGGAGTTGGATTTGATATTTGTGAAAATGTAGCCATTTAAACCTCGTTGATATAATACTATATATGACACATACAACAAGACTTCACAACCAACTTAGCTCATTAACATATATTAACGAAAAACAGATTTATTTCTATTTTTTTGAAAAATAATCTCGCAACCTGCTAATTATTCCTTTATTATAACCAGGCGTTACTTCTTCATCGTCTATAAACGTTCTTTCTCCGCCTTCTTCGTCTTCATAAGTAATTACACTAGGGCCTTCAACTTCATACGAATCTTCTGTATCTTCATCGTCTTGAAAAAATTCTTGTTCCTGATATCTTAAATCTTCTTCAGTATCTTCATCATCAAAATCAAAGTCGCCTAGACCTTGCATTGTAATTTCAGGGTCATCAACAGACTTTTCATTCGGTCCTAAATAATGTTGTTTTTTATATCTTCTAACAGCAGCTTGATCATAAGGATCCGGATCATGGTAATCATGAACAGTTGTAAATTTATCACCTTCCAAATTTCCTTCTTCATCAACGCCTGGCCCAAATGTTAAAGGAGGAAATTGTCCTCGATCACTGCCTTTCCTAAAATCTGTGATTGCTTGTGCTCTTTTCTCAGGACTCATTGGCTGCCTACCGCCATGTTGTCTCATTTGATTAGCCATAAAAGTATCACCAACTTCTGTTTGCTCCAACTCATCAGACAATACATCATCAACTGTTTCACCTTTAGGATCTGTTCCTTCTTCATTTAGGAATCTTTCAATTAACATGTTGAGATCTTTTCTTTTTATTTTCATTCTCCGCCTCCATCACCACCAAAGTCGCCGCCAAAATCGGCAAAATCATGATCATGGTCTATCCCATAACCACCTAAATACCAATACTTAGGCTTTTTCTTTGATGCTTTCTTTTTCTTTTTACCTTTTCTTTTCTTGTATTTTCTTTCACCTAATAACGATTCTTCTTCATGACCAACGACACCATGTTCATCATGTTCGTCAACATTATCATTGCTGTCTTTTACTTTTTCTAAAAGACGTGCAGGTATATTTCTTTCAATCGTCCCATCAGGCCATTCAACATCGTAAACAGCAACGTGACCGCTTTCATTTAAAGAGTGCCAAAGAACATAACCAACTTCATTTAAAGAAGAACCCTTCTTCCGAACATGAGTCAGTCAGGTGTGTCCTATGATATCATCTGCTTTCTTTTGGTCATATTGATCAGGTAGATGTTCTAGTCCGTATGTATGGCCTTGTTCTTTGCTTACATAAGACAAACGCTTAAGCTCTTCCTGCATTTGTTTTTTTGTTAATTTATTAATTGCATCATCAATATCTTCGTCAGACGCTTCTGGGTTGTCCTGTTTAATACTTTTTTCTAAATCTTCTACTTTTTCTTTAGTATCATTACTTGCAACAACAACTTCTAAAATTATTTTTCTTAATGCACTTCTTGTTATTTTCATCTTTTATGTCCTTTATTTATTAATAATGATTTTTGTGCAACTGCTTCGTCAAATGTCATTATCTGTCCTTGATATCCTGCATCACGAAACATTTTTTCATATTTTTCGTTTTCTTTACCATGATTTAAAATAATTGCTTTCACAGACCAATTATCAACTAACGCTTCATTTCCAGGTATTGCTGAATCTGAGCCGGCTGCTTGATCAAATCTAGGCAAATAGTCTTCTTTGTCTAAAACAACAGGTGGTTCGCCACGTGAAGTTTGAGGTACACCTCGAGGTGCATCAGGAGCTTGTTTAAAATGTTCGAAACCCGGATTTTGCAAATAATTTGACCTGGACATTGCAGGAGATTTAAATCTCTCTACACCTCTAATATTAACAACTGTTTTATTAACACCCGATGATTTAGTTCTATCTGTTCCTGCGTAGGGCCTTTCAGCTCTTCCACGTTCTATCGCTTCATCTTCCCAGTCTAGCAGATCAGGATTACCTTCGATCCATGGTTCATATCCCTTTTGAGAAGAAAATGCCTGAACATAGTCAGAACCTTTTCCAGAATATACGTCATCTTGATTGTTTGCAAAATAAGTTATATGTCCATCTAAAATCATTGCTGTTTTTAACACTTGGATTTTATTTTTGGTAAAATCTTCAGGGGCTAATGCAACAGAACTTAATTCATAATTACCTTTTTGTGCCTTAATATTTTTTAAAACCTGGTCAGGTGAAGCATAATGAATTAAAATTAATTGATTCATAAAGTTGGGATCAACATATTTTCTAAAAAGCTGCTTCATCATTCTACCTCTTTTAGTCGCAGCTCTAATTGCTTCCATCGCACCCATAAATAACGCTTCTTCAGATTCAATGTATTTATAAGGTTTTCCCATATAAGTTGTTTCTTTTTCAACATCTTTAGTTGCATATATTGCTTTTTTATCATCAAATAAAGATTTTCCTGAAGGTGATAATTCTTTTTCCCCTGGCATTCCGAACCGATCTATGTTAAAAACACCTTTTTTTTCTGCTTCTTCCGGAGTTAATCCTAATTTAATCATATCGTTAGCAAAAGCGATTCTTTTTTCCAAACTTTCTCGAATTAATTGCCTTAATTTACTTATAGATAATTTCACTTTTTATAGCTCCCGTTCTTTTTTCTTTTTCGAGTTGTTATTTTTTGGCCTAATGCCCTATTTTTGCTGCGAGGAATAATTCTTAAGTTTGATAAATCGTTAGATCCGCCGTGCGCTATAGCTGTTTTATGATCAATTTCATATCCCTTTGGTATTTCTATCCCTAATTCATTTTTAATCTTTCGTCCAGCTGCGTTTCTTTGTGCACGTTCTCGCTTAGCTTTTTTTGAACTATGATATTTCTTATAGGATTTTTTATAATCAACCTTTTTCTTTTTACTCTTTCTTTTTTCTTGTATTAGTTCAGACTTATCTAATTCAGCTTCTAAATTTTCAATATCATCATGCTTAGGTGAATTATCTGGTAATGTTAATTCGTCTTCTTTAACATCTAAAGTTAAAGAAGATTGGCTTGGTGCAAAACTTCTAACCATCACATCTAATTCAGACATGATTTGTTTAACTTTTTCTTTATTTCTTGACATGTAAGCATATGCCAATTCTTTTAATTTTTTTCTAAATTCTGGTTGTCCTAAAACATAACCGGCTGATTGTACAAACAAAGTTAATGCATCTTTCTTTTCAATTGCATCATCAGTTGCACTCATCATAATATTAGTTATGTTATCTATCATATTGTTAATTCTTTGATAATTCTTTTTTCCTATTAACATTTTAAATAAAAATCCTGCTATTTTTCTAAAAAACGAATAACGAGATAAAAACAATGCAATTGAACCCATAATAACTGGGCTAGTTAAAACAGGAATTGCAACAGGTATTAATATTGCTAATACGCCTTCCCAGCCTGCAGATATCAATGCAATATGAACTGCAGTTGCACAAACTGCTTTTGTTATGCCTAGGTAAGTTGCCCATTTTCCAAAATTTGTCTCTATCGACACATTGCCAGTTTCAACTGTTATATCATCTGTTTCGATTCTAGGACCGGACACTTGAACGTTAAACTCTTTTATCAATTCTAGATTATATCCTTCTTTTAACAACTGGATTCTTTTTTCTTGTATTGATAATCTTTTTTCAACCAGATCTTCTATCGTATCTTCTTTTTTTGAGTCAAGAATAACAGACTCAGCAAGTAAATTTAATTGTTTTTTTGTAATTTTCATTTTTTCTTTCTCATTCTTTGAGTTTTCTTTTTGCTAGCTGCTTTTCGTTTTTTTGCATAATCATATGCTTTTTTCAATCTCTTTTTTGTATCCGGATCTTTAGCATTTTGATATGCTGCTCGAACCCTTTGATGCACCAAATTAATTATTTGAGACTGCCTATTATGTGATTTTGATTTAAAACTTTTTTGCGAAAATGTCTTTCTAATATCTGAAGCCGTTCTAAATTTTACTGGAACTGTATCTTTAGGATTTTCGTCTGTATACAACCTTCGACCTGATCCTTTTGGTTTTTTACCTGTTCCTACTTTTGGATCACCTTCTTTTAAAACACTTTTTTCATCATCTTTTTTGTTAAGATAATTATTGTTTTTAAATATTTCTAATTCTCTCTTTCTTCTTCCTTTTAAACCACCTAGCTTTTTACTAGTTCTAGCTTCTAAAAAGGCTTTTTCAAACTCACTGCCTGATGTTATTCCTTTACTAATAAATTTTTGATGCAGACTAGTCTTAATATATCCGCCTCTACCTGCATTAAAAATTATACTAGTTAATGCATCAAATTGATTTTGATCTAACTTAAAAGGAATTGTTATTTTTTCGCTAACAGAATCTTTAGTTGACTGTTGCAATAAGGAAGCAGCATCGCTCAAATCAGATTTAAGTAAATTTTCTGCATAACCCTTATCTATTGTTTGTTTTCTTTGACTTTTTTGATTGCGACCGTAACCTATTGTTAAATTTCCTACACCATCATTATAAGATTTAAGATAAGGTTCTCCTGTTGCAACTCCTAATCTATTAACTTTTCCTTCTTCATATTTCATCCAGACAATTAATTTTTCACTAGGTTTTAAATCTTTATTTAATCGCTTTAAAGCATCAGGAATTATTATTTTTTGACCTAGTTGTAATGAATTAGGATTTAAATCAGGATTTGCTTTTTGAATCTGACTAGTTGTTACGCCATATTTTTTCGCTATCTTACCAAGATAATCGCCGGATACTATTGTATGTTCACGACCTTCCTTTAAACTTTTTCCTCTTTCAATTGCACGAAGTTGCGCCAATGCGCGTTTATAACTTAAAGGTTTTTTTGACAAAGCACGACGACGCTTCTCTCCCTTGCGAGGTTTTTTAGGGTAAACTTTCCATCCACCCTTTACTTTGCGTATAACCTCACGAATTAAAAAACGAAGTTGTGCTTCAGTTAATTCCATTTATAAAATTAACAACGTGAAAGAATATCTTCACAGCATTCTCGAATCAATGCCTTAGTTTCCGGACAATCACAACATTCAATGAGGCAAAGAACAGCCTTGCAGCAATCTTCTTTTGAAACTTGTCCTTTATGACCACCTACATAATCAACATGTGATGATTGCATGCTATGATCACCATGATCTTCGTATTCATCACACTCACAAGGAGACTTGCCACATGCATCACACCCATGCGGGTTTTGATATGGAGAATGTCCTATCATTGCTGCACCCATAGGTGCCATTCCCATCATTTTAAATTCTTTTAAGAGCATTCTTTTTAACTGCTTTCTGTTTAACTGAGACATCTCTGTAACCTCCAAAATATATGTCCTTAATAATTATCACCTAATACCTTAAAGTATCACATAAACTAAGCAGTAGCTTCTTGTAAACATAAAAAAAGACACCCAAGATGAGTGTCTTAATAATAAAATTATTTAAATCAACTATGAAAGAGTTTGTCCTTGTGGGCACCAAACCGGTGTTGATTGAGAAGAATCCCATACACATGTAACGGTAGAACCTGGTACAAACGTTCTGTCTGTCCCAGTAGATCCTGACAAACCAGAACTAATTTGTGCAGCAAAGTCAACAGTTTTAGTTCCTCTATTTTGTAAAATAATCGTCTGACCATCTACGCTGCCAGAAGTTAACAAAACACCAGTTGCAGCTGCAGCAGCTGTAAACGGAATTAAATACCCGTCAGTTTCTAATGTTCCTCCAGTAGCTATAGCTTGAGATGCACGAGGTTGAATAACAACAATCTTACCTGACGATTGAAAAAGGCCTTTTGCACTTGGATCAAATGTAATTTTTGGCATAATATCCTCCTATAGGTTCGCAAGATTCCGACACGCTGGCGAGTTCAGCTTATTATGCATGTGCCGGGCCTAATATTAAATATTAACTAAAATTTTATTTTAACAATCTTTTTGTAAAACCATGATTGTCATAATTTAATAAAGCTTTCCAAATCTTATCAACTCTTGGATCTGCTCCACCACCTTTTGGTGCTTTTTTAAGTTCTGCTTTAAGAGCTGCAACTTCTTTTTTCAATGCTGCGATTTCTTTGTGCAACAATTCACAATCTTTTTTACAATCGTGTGCTGCTTCTTCTTTTTTTGTAGGCATAATATTCTCCTTATGTTAAAATAGCCGTTAATAAATATAATTATATCATAAATAAAGAAAGTTATAAAGGAGAGTATATGAATAACATGAAACAAATCTTGACAGAATGGCGCAAATTCCTAAACGAAAGATCAGTCGATCCTAGTTTTTATCCTCCTCAGTTCTCTGAAATGATTAAAAAGCTTAAAGAACTTGCACAACATAACTGGGTTTTCTTCGACACAGAAACAACAGGTCTACCAAATAAAGACGGATCAGTTCCAAATTTTGTTCAAATAACTCAACTGGCAGCCATAGCATACAAAACAAATAATCTCGACCAAATACCTTCTCCTGTAAACGACGGAATGTTCAATGTTAAAATAGTCTTAACACCAGACACAGAAGCTGAAATAAAAAATCAACAAGCACAGCTAGACGCAGGAACTTATAAAGGCGATCCTAAATACTCGATTCCAGGTCTTTTAGACATGAATGATTATTATGGCGGAGAAGATGTACCGCGCGTTAATCAAGCAGATGGTGCTGAAATGTTTAATCAATATATACAAGCACAAAAAACTGCCAGCCCAACAGGTAAGCTGGTCTTTTGGGCCCACAATTCTCCATTTGATGCAAAAATGACAAATCTTTTTTATCAAAGAGGTGGTTTAAACGCACCAGATATTGCTGTGATGGATTCAATTGCAATTATTGATAATTATCTAAAAGCTGTACTGCAATATGTACAAAAAAATGAAACTGAAATAAACGCTGAAGATAAACACATTATTGACAGCATTACGGCACTATCTTATAAAGGAAAACCTTATCTTGCTAGCCGGCTTGGTATGATGGCGACAGCATTTGAAATTGATAATGAGTCATGGCATGAAGCAACTGCTGATATTGGAATGACAATGGAAGTACTTTATAAAACATTGCAATATCTTCAAGACCCAAATAGAGGTGGTCGATTTGCGGTTGATACACTTAGACCTAAATACCCATACAGAAGGAGAATGTAATGAAACCTAAAGTAATTATTAGCCCACGTTTTTGCAAAGCAATGAGCCTTTTTATTGATGTTTATGCGATTACGTTATACCCGTTTATTATTGCAAAAGAACAGCTTGATATTACTATATATAACCACGAAAAGATTCACCTCGTTCAACAGAGAGAACTCTGGGTGGTAGGATTTTACCTTCTTTATATATGGTATTGGCTTAAAGCAAGATTTAAAGGTTTGAACGGAGCTGATGCGTATTATGCCATTCCATTTGAGAAAGAAGCATATACGCATCAAAAAAATTTAGGTTATCTTAAAACAAGAAAACCACATGCATGGCGTGATTTTTCCTAAGGTACTAAAGGACCTGGATAAACATCATCATCGTCGTCATCAAAGTCAAATTCATCATCTGCTAAGGGTGATGTGCTTTTTGTAAGCTTTGGTAATCTTATCTTGCTTCCTGGCGTATCATGGAAAAGTTGTGTTCCTAATTCTCTTTTTGCATAATCATAAAAGTTTGTATCAACTTCTGATAATGCTTCAGCAACTTTTTTCAATTGCCATTCATGACCAACAGCTTTAACAGTTTCAAAAAATGTCATAGCATCCATCCCGGACATTTTCATAGTACTTTGGATTGAAGCATTTGTAACAAAATTCCAATCGAATCTTCTGCCCCACAGATGGCCAAAAAGTTGGCTAAGATTAGGTCCAGAGCTAGTATACCTACCTTCTTGTAAGTTCCTAATTTCGTTTAAAATCATTTTTCTTAGTGAATTCCTATTTAATTTCATTTTTTCTCCTTTTAAAAATTTGGACAATATTAATTATTCTAATCGAAATGAACTATACATTAAAATAACAGCCTGGCGAAAATCTTTTTCATAAAGATAAGGTTCAATACTAAATATTTCAGGCATTTGTTCCTCGGTTGTAGTTGTTGTATTACCTAAAAGACCTTGTGATTGTTTCTGTTTTGTTAACTGTATTACACTTCTTTGGTGTTTATTAGATACTGTAGCTGATGAAACAGCATTCATTTCATGATCATGCAGCGTAATCGTAACATATGCTCTAACAGGATTAATAACTACCTGTGTTTTTAGCACATACATGTATTCTGAAGTTGCGCATTTCACAGGCCTTGATAACCAATTGCAATCTTCATTAACAAACGTTGCTGATGATGCATTATAAATGCTATTAATCATTCTTGGGTCTTTAACAAATGTTGCTTTATGAATAGTTGCAAAACCTGTAATTAAAGATTCAATCTCTGAAGACTGATATGTTTTACCACCACCTATTACTACTGGCTTGTCAATAAATATTGTGATGCCTTTGACTGCAGTTATTGTAATCGACATATCAGGTTTGGGTTCACCTGCAATTGACAAAAAACTTAACAAAAATAATAAAAAAAACATACTTACTCCTAACTTAACTTGTTAAAAATAAGTATGCTTTAATAAACTTTATTTATTCTTATTTTTTCTGAACAAAAGCATAAAGTTTTTCAGCTTCAGCAATAATATCTTCTGTTGAAGGAAATTTTACATTATGAGCAGCAACACCTTGATCTCGACATCGTTGCACTTCACTATGGTATGCTTCTACTAAAATTTGTTGGGCTTGGCCTAAAAGACCTTGGCGCAGTTCATATGGATTACTAGCCATGATATTCTCCGTGTGTGTATTGTGTGTGAATGTATCTAAATGATACAAAATAATCATACAAAATTTTTAATAAGTGTATAATAAAAAAGGCGACCAAAAGGTCGCCTTAGTTAACAGAATCTACCTAAAGATTAGAT